GTGTTCTCCACCATTGATCAGATCGTCAACTGGCCTGTCAATCAAATCAACGCCACGCTTGGCCCGTCAGGGTCGCTGGTGCGTCTCAACGGCACCGCTGTGCGCCCAATTCTGGTCGACGACGCTACCTATTTTCGTGACCCGCAGACCAATGTGTCCTACGGGATCAAGCTGATCAACCAGCAGCAGTACGACGGTATTGCGGTCAAGACCGTCACATCCACCTATCCGCAGGTCATGTTCATAAACATGACCTACCCCGACATTGACATTTACATCTATCCCAAGCCCACGCGTCTGTTGGAGTTCCACTTCATCAGCGTTGAGGAACTGACGCAGCCCGCCAACTTGGCGACTAACATCCTGTTCCCGCCGGGCTACCTGCGTGCGTTTACCTACAATCTGGCTTGCGAAATTGCGCCAGAGTTTGGCGTGGAACCGTCGCCCCAAGTGGCGCGGATTGCGATGGCGTCCAAGCGCAACTTGAAGCGCATCAACAATCCAGACGATGTGATGGCGATGCCGTACTCGTTGATCGCTACTCGTCAGCGGTTCAACATCTATGCGGGTAACTATTGATGCACAAATTACTAGATTGTGCAGGCCGCATGATGTTTGCGTTTTGCGTCCACATAGGCTTGGTGAGCTTCTTCCGGCGTCGAATAGTCGCCAAGCCAATGCGTTTTTCTGTTGATAGTACGGAAACTACAAAATGAAGACGCCGATTCTCGGGGAGTCTTACGTTGCTCGCAGCCTCAACGCTGCCGACGCGCGGATGATCAATCTGTTCCCCGAAGTGCTGCCGGAAGGCAAAGAAGCGGCGTGGTTGCAGCGAGCGCCAGGACTGCGGTTGCTGGCTACCCTCGGCGTCGGCCCGATTCGCGGCCTGTGGACGTTCAATGGCGTAGGCTATGTGGTGTCCGGCAATGCGCTCTACAGCATTGACAGCGCCTATACAGCAACGCTTCGCGGCTCCATTACCGGCACGGGGCCAGTCTCGATAGCCGACAACGGCACGCAGATGTTCATCGCCTGCAACGGCACCAGCTACATCTACAACGCCACCACGTCAGTGCTGGCGCAGATTACCGACCCTGACTTCCCCGGCGCAGGCACCGTGGGCTACATCGACGGCTACTTTGTGTTCAACGAACCCAACAGCCAGAAGATCTGGGTCACGGCGCTGCTGGACGGCACGGCGGTTGATCCGTTGGAGTTTGCCAGCGCTGAGGGTTCGCCCGACGGCGTGGTGGGTTTGATTGTGGATCACCGCGAAGTGTGGGTGTTTGGCACCAACAGCGTTGAAGTCTGGTACGACAGCGGCGCAACAGATTTCCCGCTTCAACGCATCCAAGGCGCGTTTAACGAGATTGGTTGCGCGGCCACCTACTCACTGGCCAAGCTGGACAACGGCGTGTTCTGGTTGGGCGCAGATGCTCGCGGTCGCGGCATCGTCTATCGGGCCAACGGCTACACCGGCCAGCGCATCAGCACCCATGCGGTCGAATGGCACATCCAGTCCTACGGCAACATCGCCGACGCGATTGCCTACACCTACCAGCAAGACGGTCATGCGTTCTATGTGCTGACCTTTCCGTCAGCGCAAAAGACTTGGGTCTTTGATGTTGCGGCCAATGCGTGGCATGAGCGTGCCAGCGGCAACGAGAACCAGTACCGCCATCGCAGCAATTGCCAGATGGCGTTTAACAACAAGATTGTCGTGGGCGATTACGTCAACGGCAACATCTACGCGTTTGATATGGACGTGTTTTCGGACAACGGCGCGGTGCAGAAGTGGGAGCGTTCATGGCGGGCGCTGCCTTCGGGCCAGAACAACCTCAAGCGCAGCGCCCATCACAGTTTGCAGTTGGACTGCCAGTCCGGCGTGGGGCTGGATGGCCTGTCCACGGTGCAAGGCTCTGACCCGCAGGTCATGCTGCGCTGGTCTGACGACGGCGGCCACACTTGGTCAAACGAGCATTGGCTTTCGATGGGCAAGATCGGCGAGTCTGGCTACCGCACCATCTGGCGGCGGCTGGGCATGACGCTTAAAATCCGCGACCGCGTGTACGAAGTGTCGGGTACAGATCCGGTAAAAATTGCCGTCATGGGTGCCGAACTCTATGTGACTGGCACCAATGCCTAGTTCGCCATCGGCTAACCCGACCCCTATTACACCCCCACGGGTGGCGATGATTGACCCGCGCACAGGTCTGATTGACCGCGCCTGGTATATGTTCTTCTTGAGTCTGTTCAACACGGCCACTGTCGTCCAAGACACCGCGATTGGGCCAGATACCGACAGCTTACTGGCCTCCTTTGACGCCGAACTTCGCACGCTTAGCGATGAAGTCGGCACGCAGTACGACGCGCAGTCAGGCGTTGCGTCCTTGGCGGCGGCGCTTGCCGCGCTGGAGCAGCAGTTTGCCGTGCAGCCGTCCACCGAGATTGGCGAGTTGCAACAACAGATTGACGCGCTGGCGCAGGCGGTGGCCATCCAGCCCGCTGCGCTGCCGCTAAACTCAGGCGCGTTTTTCAACATCATTGGCCCCGCCACGGCGGGCAGTGTGGCTTACGGCAACGGGTCATCTATCGCCTTCTCGGCGGCGGGCAGCTCCGGCCAGTTGTTAGCCTCTAGCGGCACGGGCGCGCCCACTTGGACGTCGCTGTCCAGCATCGGCGTGACATCCATCAGCTTTGGCTCGACGGGACTGACCCCCGCCACGGCCACCAACGGCGCGGTGACGGTTGCCGGAACGCTTGCGGTAGCCAACGGAGGCACGGGGCAGACCAGCTACACCAACGGGCAGTTGCTGATTGGCAACACCACCGGCAATACGCTAGCCAAGGCTACGCTGACCGCCAGCACCGGCATCAGCGTAACCAATGGGGCCGGATCCATTACGCTGACCAACACCGCCCCTGACCAAGTGGTGTCCCTGACCGGCGCGGGTACGACCACCATTTCGGGGACGTATCCTAGCTTCACCATTACGTCAAACGACACTTACGTTGGCACCGTGACTTCGGTTGGGCTGTCGATGCCCACGCAGTTTACGGTGACCAATTCGCCGGTCACCAGCAGCGGTACGCTCACCGCCGCCTGGAACACGCAAACCGCCACCTATGTGCTGGCTGGCCCAACCTCTGGCGCTGCCGCTGTGCCCACTTTCCGCGCCCTTGTGGCGGGCGATGTCCCGGCCCTAAGCTACGTCTCGTCTGTAAGCGCCACGGCCCCTATCACCTCGACAGGCGGTCTGACGCCTACAATCGCGGTGACTTCGGCGGCGTTGACAAAGACCGACGATACCAACGTCACGCTGACGTTGGGCGGTTCCCCGACGACAGCCCTGCTGGCGGCAACGTCGCTGACGCTAGGCTGGTCGGGAACGCTTGCCGTGGGGCGCGGCGGGTTGGGCATTTCTACAACGCCTAGCAACGGGTTTTTGCCCATTGGCAACGGCACCAACTACACTGCTGCGGCGCTGACGGCGGGTACCGGCATCACGATCACCAACGCTTCGGGGGCGGTGACCATTGCCGCAACCGCTGGCGGCGGTTCTGCGCCGATCACCAAGACGGCCAACTTTACGGTTGCCAACGGTGACACTTGGTACATCAACAACAAGACCGGCTCGGCGTGTACGGTGACGCTCCCTACGGCGTCCAGCTACACGGGTCGAGAGTTGAAGTTTGTCAACTACCAAGCGCAGACCCTCATTTCGGCGTCCAGCAACGTAGTGCCGCTGGGCGGTGGTTCGGCGGGTACGGCAATTCTGGCCGCCTCTGTGGGCGACTGGGCGACGCTTGTATCTGATGGCACAAACTGGATAATCATGCAAGCCGCCGCGAACAACTGTTTGCTGCTTGAATAAGGAATTCGTATGACCGTTTCCGTCAAAGTTCTAATTCCCGCCAAGACTGCTGAGGCCAGCCAAACGACGCAGTACACTGCGGCGGGCGTGACTGCGCTGATCGACAAGTTCACGGCGACCAACTACAGCGCCTCGGCGGCAACCATCAGCGTCAATCTGGTCACATCTGCCGATACGGCGGGCAATCAGAACCTGATTGTGAAGACCAAGACGCTCCAGGCGGGGGAAACCTACACGTTCCCCGAACTGGTCGGCTCGGCGCTGGCCCCCAGCGGGTTCATCTCCACCATCGCCGGTACGGCTAGCGCCATCAACATCCGCGCTAACGGGCGGGAAGTGACCTAATGACCGCCGTCGCTTTGGTTCAAACGCCAGAGCAATTGGCGTTTCGCCGCAAGATTCTGGCGGCGCAGGACATCATCGACCGGCTAATTGCCGAGGGCGCGGTAGAGTCCACGTTGGAAGATTGCACGCTAAAGCATTACTTTACGCCCAAAGATGCAACTTACGGTTGCAGCACTTACGCGCGGGAAATGTTTATCCCTAAAGGGACGCTGATTGTCGGTAAGATTCATCGTCATCAGCATTTGAATTTTATTTCACAAGGCAAAGTGACGGTGTTTACGGAGTTTGGCCGCAAACATTTGACCGCCCCTTGCACTTTTATCTCTGAAGTTGGTCTTAAACGCGCCGTTTTGGCCGAAGAAGATACGCTTTGGACAACTGTTCACCTCACTGCCTTTGATTCCGAGTCCGATTTGGATAAGATAGAGAGTGAAGTGATCGCGCCGACATACGCGGAGATGGGGCTACTTGTTGAGCCTGTTTCCGATTCGCAGGAGACACTGACATGACTTGGGGCTTTACCGCTGTCGCCGCCGCCACAATCGGCTCAAGTTTAATTGGTTCCAGTGCGGCCAAAAGCGCCGCCGGCACTCAATCAGCAGCAGCAGACCGCGCCGCACAATTGCAGGCTGATCAGTTTGCCCAGCAACGCGCCGATCAAGAGCCGTTTCGCCAAGCCGGTATCACCACGCAGAACGAGTTGCTACGACAGCTTGGGCTAGGCGGTGAAGCAGGCTCCGCAGGGTACGGCAACCTCATGCGGAACTTTGGCCCGCAGGATTTTCAGACGGAGCCAGGCTATCAGTTTCGTTTGAGCGAAGGCTTGAAAGCAATTGACCGTCAAGCTGCGGCTCGCGGCGGGTTGATCTCGGGTGGCGCTCTTAAGGCCGCAGAACGCTACGGCCAGAATCTGGCCTCTGACGAATACCAGAACGCGTTCAACCGTTACCAAACCAATCGTGGCAGCGTCTACGGGATGCTCTCTGGCCAGCAGGGCGTGGGCCAAGGCGCAACTAACGCGCTGGGCGCGGCGGGTCAGAACTATGCCAATCAAGCAGGCGAAGCTTACATGGGCGCGGGCAACGCGCGAGCGTCGGGGTACATCGGCGCAGCCAACGCTATTGGGCAGGGTGTGGGCGGGTTATCCAATATGTATATGCAAAACCAGATGATGAATCGGTTCGCGCCCTCGGCTGGCGCGTCGCTGAATTATTACACCCCCACCCTCGGCGCTGGCCAAGGGTACATCAACCCTTACGGGGGCTAACGCCATGCCTATTGATCCTCGCATTGCCCTTGGCTATCAGGCTCCGCAAATTGAGTCGCCCGTTAACATGATGATGATGGCGCAGAAGATGCAATCCGGCCAGCAAGAGAATCAATTGCGCCAAGCGCAGATGGAGAACTATCAAGCCGAGGCTGCGCGGCGCACTGCGCTGTTGCCTGCTGAATTAGCCAAAGCCAAAAGCGACGCCGATGCGGCGGCGTTGTCGCAACGCAAAACAGCGGGCGACATTGCGTCTCAAAAAACTGCAGCGTACAAAATGCTTTTGCCTAATTTTGCAAAAGACCCTAACTCGTTGGCGTCGTGGTACGCCATGCAACATGACGATCCTGACATGGCGGGAACGCCGGTTCACGATCAACCGCTAGATGTGTTGTTGTCAAAAATTCCACAAGATGCGCCCGGCTTTGCAAAGCACGTTGAACAAACGGCGCTTGGCATGGACAAGTGGCTTGAAAACGAACGGTTGAAAGCAACCGCTGCGGAAACTAACCGGCACAATCTCAAAATGGAAGGCATTTCCGTTTCGCGGGAAGATCGGTTGGCAAACGCAGGCATTAGCACACAAACGCACCCGTTGTTGTCGCAAGCCGTTTTGGATGGCCGCGTTCCGTTGACGCGCGTTAACAGCCGCAGCGCGGGGTTGTTTGAAGACATCTTAAAAATTAATCCCGATGCGGATTTAAACGAAATCAATCTTTCGCAGATTAGCGGAGGCGCGGGCGCTCGTACAGCGGGCGTAACTTCGGCCAACATCGGCATTGCCAGTGACGAAGCTCGCCGCATGATTGACGTAACGCGCGGTTTAATTTCGGCAGTCAATCCGACGGAATTCCCGTCCATAAACGCCGTAGACAATGCGGTTAGGCGCGGTACTGGCGACGTCAATATTATCAAATTAAAAACGTCGCTTAACGCGTTGGTCAATTCTTATGCTCGCGCTATTAATCCGCGAGGCGCGCCTACGGTTTCCGACAAACAACACGCTCGGGATATTGTTGATGCTGCAATGTCCAAAGGACAACTTAACGGCGCGCTTGACGTTATGCAGCAAGAAATGGACAACGCAATGGCTGCGGCAAACGCTGCTAAAGGTGGGCGCGGCAAAGCGAGTGGCGAAACGCCTGCCGTTGGCACGCCACAGGGCATTCCATCGGCTGACGCAATTGCTGCGGAGATTGCGCGCCGTAAAGCGGGTAAAAAATAATGGCCCTTGATCTTGCCAAACTGTCAGACGCTGACTTAGAAGCGTTGCAAAAAGGTGATCTGTCAAAAGTTTCCGACGAAGGCTTGGCGCATCTGTCGGGTCAACCACCTAAAGTTAAATTGACGGCTAAAGAAGCGTTGGCGCAAGGGTATTTGTCGCAAGGCAAGGCGTATACCGACCCTAATTTTCAGACCATTGCTCGCACAGGCTTAACCGACATTCCGGTTGCTATCGGTGAGCTGACGGGTCTTGCTTCGCAACCGTACATTCAGCAGCGCGAAGCTGAATATCAAGCTGCCGCAAAGCGTGCGGGTACTGGCGCAGGCTTCGGTCGCGGGATGTTCGGCGCTATTACTAGCGCTCCGTTGGCGCTGATTCCTGGTGCGCCTGCCGGCATGGGATTGTTAGGCCGCGTGGGCGTTGGCGCTGCGACCGGCGCGGGTATCGGCGCAATTTCGCAGCCCACTAGCGGACAAGGCAACTTTCTCACTGAGAAAGGCGGTCAAATGTTGGGCGGCGCTTTGGTTGGCGGCGCGTTGCCGGTAGTTGGCGAAGGGTTGGGCCTAGGCGCAAACTGGCTGTCGGATTTACGGGATCGCTTGTCGCCAGACATGAATGCGTTGCGGATTACCCGCGAGGCGCTGGGCAATGATCCTAACCAGATTGCCGCTGTCATGGCCGCAAACCGAGCGCAACCTAACGCATTGGCAAGCGAGGCGGCAGCGGCATTGCCGACGCCGATGAACGCGTATCAAACATTGTTGCGAACAGGCGAGCAATTAAACACCGCGCCCGAAAACGCAAGTGCAGTTCGCGCCGTGCAACAACAAACGCATTTGGATGAACTGGCGCGGTTGGCTGGCGGCGCAACGCAAACAGAAGCGGAAGCCGCAGCAGCGGCATCGCGTCGCGGCTTAAACCAAGTTACGACGCCCATGCGCGAAGAAGCGTTTGCCAAAGCTGCTGTGCCGGGCGAAGTATTTCCCGTGCTGGAACGCAAAGCTGCCGAAGGCCGTGCTGCTGCCAGCGGCGCAGTACAAGATGTGCGCCGGTTTACCGCTGCTATTCAAACGGCTGAAGATTGGGCACGGGATTGGACAGCCAGCGGCACAACGCGCGCGCCTGGCGCTTTGCCGCGCCCTCCGTCGCGATACACTTACCCCGGTGAGTTGGCAGTTAAAGCCGAACAAGTGGCAACTGGCGCTGCCGAAGAATCATTGCAAGCGGGGGCTAAAGCGCGAGCCGCAGAGAACACGCTGGCGTCAATGAAAAGTCGCGGTCTTGAGCCGTTGACCGCGCAGCCGTTGGTGTCAGGCATTGAAACTAAGTTGGCAAACCCCGAAATTGCGCTTAACGCCAAGACCGCGCCTGCATTGCGGCGTGTGTCGCAGATGGCCGAAGATTGGACTAACCAAAACGGGTACATCACGCCTGAAGCCCTGTACGCTATTCGCAAGCACGGCGTCAACGCGGCTATTGAAGATCTGATGCCCGGCGCAAGCGAAAGCGCCCGCAAAGCTGCCGCGTCTAGGGTTATGACCGAAGTGCGGCCCATCATTGACGATATGCTGGGCGACAAGTTTAAAGCCTACTTAACCACGTTTGAAAACAACGCGCGCGCAATTGACCGGCAAGGGTTGTCAGCAAAGCTGATGGAATTGTACCAACGGTCGCCGGATGAGTTTGTGCGCGTCGTTAAGGGCAATAACCCTGACGTTGTAGATAACCTTATGGGCGGCGGAGTGCGCGACATCAAAGAAGCGATGGGCAACCAGTTTGGCCGCGTGCAAAAAATTGCCGACGACTTGGTGCGCGATACGGCTATCCAGCGGCAAGCAAGCGAAGGCTCTCCCGCGCTGTCGGGGATTCTGGCCCGCAACGAATTGAACGCTGCGATCCCCAACTTTCTCAGCCCTAAAGTTACGTTGGCAAACAAAGTCATTGGCGGGCTGGAAGGCCGAGTCAACGCTAAGACTATGGTTGCGCTTACCAAAGCCGCGCAGTCCGGCGCGAGCATGAACGATCTTTTGATGCTGACGCCGCCCAGCGAGCGCAGCAAAGTGTTGTTGGCGTTGCGTAACCTTCCGCAAACCACCAATGCGATGTCACCGTATCTTATTAATCGTCTTGCCCCTACCGCGCCGTCTGGAGTTCAGCAGCAATGACCAAGCCTTCTAGAAAACCCGCAGTCAAACGTGTCAGTGCAGTGGAGATAGACGCCAAGATCGACGCTCACGTTGATATCTGCGCTGTTAGGTACGAGGGCATTGAAGTGCAGATGCGCGGCATGAACGCCAGACTCAAGCGCATTGAGGCTATCTTCATCGGCAGTGCAGGCGCGATCATCTTGCTGCTGGCGCACTTAGCCACCAAATGAAAGCTAGGCTGACCTTCTACGTCACGTTGATGGTCAGCGCGACGTTGTGCCTTGTCATTTTTGCAATGGTCATGACTTTAATGATGGGGCTGTTTGACCAACGCGTCGACAACACAGAGATATTCAAACTCATTTCGCCTGCGTTCCAGACAGTCGTTGGCGGTTTTATTGGCTTGCTTGCTGGTGTGAAGCTCTCTCACGACGATGAGGATGACGCCCCATGATGACGCTACTCTCAACCGCCATCTCCTTCTTGATGGGCGGCTTGCCTAAGATCCTAGAATTCTTCCAAGACAAGTCAGACAAGTCGCATGAGCTGGCGCTGGCTCGGATGCAGACTGAGCGTGAGTTGGAACTACGCAAGGCTGGCTTTGAAGCCCAAGAGCGTGTGGAGCATATCCACACTGAACAGCTTCAGATCGAGTCAGACGCGCAGTCAAAGCAGACGCTCATCACCGCGCAGCAAGCGGAGATGCAGGCCGTCTACGCCCACGACATGAGCCTCAACGAAGGCACTAGCGTTTGGGTCAAGAACCTTCGCGCTTTGGTGCGACCTGTCATCACGTTTGGCTTCTTCTTCCTGCTAGTAGCCATCGACCTTGGCCTGTTTCTGTACGGCTGGAACCGTGGCACAGACTTTAAGACGCTGGCCGACCTGCTGTGGGACAACGACACCCAGGCGTTGTTTGCGTCAATTATCGCCTTTCATTTTGGTGGGCGGGCCTTTGGCAAGTGAACGTCTCTGCCGACTGTTTGCACACCATAAAACATCATGAGGGCGTGAGGCTTAAGCCTTACCGTTGCCCGGCGTTGCTG